TGAGTTTAGCATAGCAATAACAAGACCCAGGTCAGTTCGAGCTGCCCTGGGTCTTTTCACATCACCCTGATCAAGAGAGTGACATGACTACTAAAAAGTGTAGCAAGTGCGGGGAAGAGAAGCCAGTAAACCAGTTTCATGCCCGATCAGAATCCAAGGATGGGCTGAGGGGACAGTGTAAAGCATGCTGGAACGGTATCCGTAACAGCAATGGCCGGCACCGACGAGCACAACTAAAGTACCGGAAGAACAACCCCGAGAAGTGTGCCCAGCTGGACAAGGCTAAAGAGGCCAAGAAGCCGGAGCATTACAAAAAAATGAAGCATCGGTATCGGTTGTTGAAGCGTTACGGGCTAACCATCGAGCAGTACAACAGTATGCTGGAAACCCAGGCTGGTCAGTGTGCTATCTGTGGTAAGAAAATGAAACAACCCAACATCGACCACTGCCATGCAACCGGGAAAGTGCGTGAGCTGTTGTGTTTAACCTGCAACTTCGTGATCGGTGGAGCCTACGAGGACGTAGCTTTGCTAAAATCGGCCATTAAGTATCTGGAGAGGCATCATGCCGCAGTCTAACGCCGAAGTCATCGTCAGCCTGGAAACGCAACGTGATGCCATTCTGGTTGAGCTGGCCGCGTTGACGGCCAAGATGACCGACCTGATCGCAAATCCGAAGGTTAGTTACACGGTATCAGGTGATCACGGGTCGCAAGTTTTTTCTTGGGACCAGTACAACCGCTGGCTCCTGGACGCCGAAAAGGCCTGCCTGGAGAAGCTGGAACGCATTACCACGCTCCAGCAACGTCTACAACCTTACATGTTTACGCGGAGAATCGTGTAATCATGGCCATCGACATCAGCTCGGACTACCTGTTGCTCGACTACCTGGAGGACTTCACCGTCCGCTCCCGAACCAGCCAGGCCACCTGGGTGGCCGGCACGGCTCAAGGCATCCGCTTCGACCATCAGCGGGGCTCGGATACGGACCAGTATGAATCCGACATCTCCGACGAGCTGATCGGGTTCGTACTGTGGCGCCAGAGCTTCGTTGGGCTCGGCGGGGTGATTAAGCGTGGTGACCAGATCCTCCCCAATGACGGCCGGATCTGGATCGTCCTGTCCACCGAGTACGATCCCAAGGCCCAGTCCTATCGGTGTGCCTGCACCAGCGACAAGAGCTAACCATGCCTACGATCCAAGACTATGAATCCTACTGCGTGCAACGGCTGTTCGTGCTGTTCCCGACCACGCCGGTGACGATTCGGGCCCTGCCGAACCGCACCGCTGAGGATCCCCTGCCATTGATCGTGGTCTCCCCGGTGATCCGTCCGGCGGTCGAGCCGGTGGCCTTCGGCAGCAATGACCTAAGCCCCTACGGACATTACGAACAGGGTTACCAGGTCCAGATCACTCACATCCAGGCCACCAACCTGGACAACTATGATCCGGCGATCGCCAACAACATCCTGCAGCAGGTCGTGACCGACGTCATGACCCACCGGGCCGGGTTGCCCAACTACACGTATGACGTGACCCTGGAAGACATGCGGGACTTCATCCGCACTCGCCTGCAGGACGGGATCGCGTACACCTCGGTTAAATTGAACTTCCAAGCCATCAATTCCTCGGGTGGCGCAACCTTGATTTCGTAGGTCTAACCATGAGCCTCTCGTACCAGCCTGTACCGGGTAAACTCAGCGCGGTCGCCATCGGCAGCCCAAATACCACAGTCCCGTTCAACGCCTATGGCTGGACGGGTCGGGCGGATCTGCTCGATGCCTCCAGCTTCAACGGCCAAGGCTACCACGAGCTGGTCTGCGGCCTGCTCTCCGGGGCCTTCATCCTGGCGGGCGTTTGGAATGCGGCCCACAACCCGTTCCTGCAGGCTCCGGTCTTGAAGCTGGGAGCCACGATTGCCAACCTGGCCATCAAACTGCATGGCACCGTGGTCGCTACCGCGGAGTCCGCGATCGTCGAGATGGTGGACATCAAGGGCACGCCGGCCACGACCGTGAACTACCTGTACGCCTTGCGGGCTGACTGGAAATTTAAGGATTTTGGCAATCAGTACGCCGGCTCCGCGGCGGGCCCCAGCTACACCTAAACCATGAAAAAATGCAGCCAGTGTAAGCAGGTGAAGCCTAACGAAGAGTTCTACAAAAATAGAACTACCAAGGATGGTCTGCAGTCTAACTGCAAGCCCTGCTGCAAAGCATGGTCAACCAGTCCTAGCGGTCTTGAGGTCAATAAGAAGCACAGACTTACTGAACGCTGTAAGGCTAAGAAACGAGCCTGGAATAAAACCGAGAAAGCCGAGATCATGCGTGAGAACCGCGTTAAATCGGGTCGGCAACAGGCAGCCAAGACCAAGTACAATAGGTCTTCGCATGGCCGTCAACGTAATCGTAATGCCGATCTGCTACGAATGTACGGGATCACGCTCGAACAGTTTACAACTATGCGTGAACAGCAGGGTGGGATGTGCCTGATTTGTCATAAGTTCATGGATAAGCCGCACGTCGACCACTGTCATGCAACTGGCAAAGTCAGGGGGTTGTTGTGCGGTAACTGCAACCGAGGTTTGGGTGTGTTCTTCGAGAACATCCAGACTCTTGAAAACGCCATCAGCTACCTGAAAGCACGAGGTTAGTATGGGACTGTCGTATAAACCCGTTGCGGGCAAGCTGTCGGCCGTGATCTACGGCGGAGACAGCCCCAACAATCCCGGAGTGCGGCTGCCGTTCAACGCCTATGGCTGGGACGGGGAAGCCTCCCTGATCGACGTCACGGGCTCGGCCTGCCTGAACTTTTACTTGTTTGAATCCGGACTCAAGACGCTGTCCCTGACCGTGGCCGGGGTCTGGGATGCCAATCGCAACCCGTTTACCGCGGCTCCGACCTTCAAGCTGGGCCAGAAGCTCAAAGGACTGACGCTGCTGGTCCACGGCGCCGTGAAAGCCCGCACCAGCACGGCGATCGTGACCAAATTCAAGACCAAAGCCCTGGCTGCCGGTCTGACCATCTACCTGGTGGAGCTGACCGCCACGTACCAGTTCAACGACTTCAGCGGCAATCCTGCCTAAACCACGGAGAGACCATGCTCATCATCGAACTCAAGCACCGGCTGGCCGATCTGACGCCCGCCGTGTGTCAGGCCTTTGAGGCCTACCAGTGCTCGGAAGTGCTGAAACAGATCATCGCTTCCCGCCAGACCCTGGGGGTCGAGTACCAAGCGGCCCTGGAAAACCACTTCAACGCCGTGGCTAGCGACGCCTACGTCTGCCGCTTCGACAACCCGGCCTGCACCGGCTTCATGGCCGAGTCCCGGCACTTGAAGTATCTGGTCTGGCTACTGTTCACGGTGCATAACCCCCACTTGCTCCAGGAAGAAGCGGACGAGCTCTACGCCCGGAACAAGGAACTGATCGATGTGTACGTGATCGGCCAGTTCAAGCAGCAGTTGTCCCAACTGGTCGAGACCGATCAAGTCAACCGCGACGCTCAGGAGCTGGCTGGGGTCCTCAATCCGGCCGACTCGAATTCCCCCGCTGAGGCCTTTCAGGTGTAATCATGGCCGACAACACCAATCACCCCAACCAACTGCACACCGACCTGCTGCAGATCCTCGATTCCAGCAAGCGGATCGAAGAGATCCTGCGGAAGGCGGGCGGGACGGGCGGCAAGAGCGATTTGCTGCAAACAGCAGCCGCCCAGGCCATCGGAAACCGGATCAGCGGGGTGGGTGCCACGCGGCAGCAGATGTGGGAAGCAGTGGATCGCAGCACGGCCTTCGACACGAACGCCTTGTTGAGCTCGCTGGGCTTCGTCCAGGCCGCCCAGGCCAAGCAATCCGGGGCGCTGGGGCAGCAAGCCGGCCAGGCGTTGATGGCCAACTTCCTCAAACAGGCCAAGGACAATGCTGCCAAGAGCAAGCTGGAAGCCGACAAGTTTCGCCAGAAGCTGCAAGATCTGCAGACGGCTGGCGCCAACGTCACCGCGGACGGTACGCCCGATCCGATCCGCCAGGCCAAGGACGAGCAGGACAAGTGGAACAACGTCAAGAAGACCGCGTTTGCCGCCGCCACGGCCGCTGCCGGTATCGCTGCCTTCGCCAGCGGCTCCGGTGACACCTACGGCAACTACGAGATGAACCGGCAGATGCAGGCCACCAGTCACGGCTTCGTACATCGGGCGATCCAGAGTGTGTTCGTGGGTGGTCGCCTGTTGTCCCTATTCAAGTCCGGAGCCCGGCGTACGGGTTCTGGTTTCGGAGGTTAATGATGGCTCTCCCGACCGCACTCCAGTCCTGGACGCCGCAAGACTCCGGACAAACCCTGCAGCTGATCCAGTCGGGTGGCTCGATCCCCTGGGTGGAACACGTCCAGAACGAATCCCCGGCCGGGATGCAGCTGTCCCGGCTCCAGAACAGCCAGGCCACGCTGACCTACATGACGTCGGCCAAGCCGTTCTACGTGGCGTCCGGCACCACGGGAGCCAATCGGGGCAAGCTCTACACCACGATCCTGGGTGGCTATTACCAGGAAAGCCCGGGTCTGGCTGGTCTCAAACACCAGCCCCCACTGCGCCATCCCTATGTCCCCGGCATGTGGGCCGTCGAGATTAGCGACATCACGTTCAAGAAATACCAGAACGAGGTGGAAGACGTCCAAAACAGCCTGCACGGGCCGTTTGCGGCCTATGAGGTGGCCTTTGTCACGATCCTCTTCCAGACGCTGCCCTGGAGCCTGAATCGCGACGTCAGCGGCGGCAGCCAGTTCAACCCCAACTGGATCTCGATCGAGAACCACCCGTCCAACACGTACGTCAACGCGGCCGTGGGCGGCTACCGCTGGGCGGAAGGCCCCTGGATCAACCTGCCGACCTTCACCGGTCTCTACATTCGCAAGCCGGAAGGCAAGGTTCAGGTCACGATTCACAACGTGATCCAGGATCTGATCTTTGCCGGTACCGGAGCTCCCTGGGACAGCCTGTTGCTCCGCACGCCCGACGTCACGCTCACCGGCAGCGCCAGCACGGTGGTGGGTTCGCCGTCCGGGTTCGTCAACCAGGAAGCGTTCATGGGCTGCCAGCCCGAAACCCTGCTCCTGGACGCCATCAACCTGCTGCCGGTCGGGGATCTGGGCGGCACATCCCGCTATTACGACATGCAGCTGCAGTTGTTGTACAACGGCTGGGGCTGGAATCGGCTGCTCGATCCGTTCAACCGGCTCTACAAGATCAAGAGCTACGGCGGCGGGATGCCTCCGTACAGCACGATCAGCTTCAATAAGATGTTCGACAACTTCAATCCCAAGTCCTCCTACGTCCGGCCGCCGGGAAGCGAACGATGAATCTCTATCGACGCGTGCAAAACCTGGAACAGCCGGGCCCCGGCTTCGGCACACCTGGCGCCGGTTTCGCGCCGCCTGCCGCCGGGCAGATGGGTGCTCCGGAGCTGAACGCCCTGTTACTGACCTCGGGTGAGCGCGATTCCAACGGCTATTACAAGGCCACCGTCGTGGCCTGGCATCAGTCCCCGATCAACACCACCAACCTGACACAAGACCCGGCCAAGGGCATAGTGACGCCAGTCCGGCTCTATACCGACCAGCCGCTCCCAGAGGGCACGCCTCGCTTTGTCTTCGGCACGATCACTGGAATCACCTTCAACGCTCCGACCGCGTCAGACAACGGCCTGCAGCTCTACGCGGGCATCCTGGGCGGCAATTCCCTGTCGGTGGTCCAGGTGGACGCCGCGGAAGGCGTGGACATCGACGACATCGTCCTCCCTGGCACCGGCTGCGTCTATCCCGGCAAGGTGCAGCGAACTGTGGCCGCCGGCAATCCGACGACCTGTGACCGCTTCCTGGGCCTCGACCCCTGCTGGATCGTCAACTGCGGCTGGTCGCTCGACGGCACCGTCCGGGCCAAACAGCCGCTGCGCAAGAACGAACGCTACATCGGAGTCCTGGTGGGCTATTACGCCCAATCCAGCGAAGATCCCAAACCGCTCTACGTCATCAAGTCCGAGGAGCCACGGAAGCTCTATCGGCTCAAGCTGACGTCCGACCTGCAGCACAGCGACACGGCCACCGCCAAGATCCTCAACTGGGACGGGTCGGCCTGGCAGGAAGGGCATGAAGTCACGGTCGAAGAGATCCTGGACAACTTCATCATCCCGTCCGGTTCCTACATCTACGGCACGTTCTGCCCTGATTCCGGGAACTTTGAAGCGGTCATGCCGGCGGTGCGGGCCAGCATCCAAGGCTTTACGCTTTACGAAGATTTGTCGCCGAGCACCCATTCAGCTCTCGCTGATCCGGTGGACCTGACAGGCTACCGGGGCAAAGAAGTGACCTCGCGGATCACGGTCTACGACGAGCTGGAGCTGTTCCCGGACCTCAAGGCCGGTGACAAGTGCTGGTGTACCTGGAACGACGTGGCCAACAGCTACTCGATCATTGCTGCCGCGACGACTGGGAAGCCCTCCCGGGGCACGCTCTATCGCGACGTGGCCAATGAGCTCACCCAGACCGGCAATACCAAGACCGAGCTGGTCTGGTACGCCGCCGACGTCAAAGGCGGGATCACCCAGGCAGCCAACTCGCTGCTGATCGACAAGGACGGGGAGTACGTTGTCCAGCTGGACCTAGAGGTGTTCGTCTACAACGCTTATTCCGGCTTCACCGTTGAGATGTACGCCAACGGCCTGGGCGGCAATAAGCTGGCCGACGCCTACATACGGACCACCAGCGGGATCAGCTTCGCCGTGGGCTTCAATCGCACGGTTACGCTGGCGGCCAACGACTTCATCGACGTCTGGCTCCAGAACGATGATGCCAGCGAAGATGTCCGCTGGACGGGCCAGCTGAGCGTGTTCCGGCTGAAGTAGTTTCCGTTGCGATCACCACCCAAACCCCCTAAACTGGAAGTAACCCTGGAGAATTTGAATCATGTCTCTGCAATGCTTTGTGACCCGTAACGTGGTGGTCGGCAACTCGTCCTTGGGCGGCCAAGTCACGTTTGACGGAAATGCTCAAGAAATCTATTCGGACACCCTGACGGCCGGGCAGAACCCGACGGTGCCGTTCGAGTTCGCTGGCGACGACGCCCAAGTCATCGCCTTCTACGCCAGCGTCGATATGACCTTGACCCCCGATGGCGGCGGTCCGGTCATCAACCTGGTGGCGGGCGTCTTGTACGAATGGTGCAACGATTCCGGCATCACGAACCCCTTCGCGGGGATCGACGTGACCGAAATCGCCGTGACCAACGTGGCCGCGGGCACCCTCCAGCTGTTCGTCCAATCCGAAGTGTAATCTCCCTGGTGCGTGGTTGTCCCGGCTAGCACGACTGGGCGCCACAACTCCCCGGCTGCCGGCAAACTCCGTGGTCGGCGGCCGGGGAATCCTTGCGGCACGGGTAGAAGAGGCTTGGGATGGATACCAGCCAATGGCTTGCGTTAGTCGCCGTCCTGTTGACGATCATCGGGGCGGCCATGGCAATTACCTGGAAGGTCGGCAGCAGCCTGGGAGACTTGGGCGTGAACATCGCGGCCCTGACCAGCGAGGTGTCCGGCCTGAAAGAGGTGGTGAATGACCACCGCGAGGACTTTGTGCGGGAGACAGCCAGCATCAATGCCCGGATCCACGACGTGGAACTGAACTGCCGGGGCTGCAACTACCGTGATTGCACTTAACCACTCCGACGGGACGGTGGGCCGGCTGGTTACCGACCCGCACGTCACGTCTCTAAACGCAACAGCCCCCGGAAATCACGTGTGACCCAGGGGCTGTTGTTCTTTACTTGGGCAGGCGGCGATAGAACTCCCGCCACCACAGTTCTTCGGCACGTTGATGCCGGTAGTGCAGGCCCAGGGCCACCATGACCGTCAGGTACACGGCGCCGAGGGCCAGGGCCGCGAGTAAACCCGCCATATTATTCCTCCTTGGGACGGACTTCGTCGTCGTAAATCGGCATGATCCGGATGTCGGGATGGGCCTCGATGCCCACCCGGAACCGTCCGGAGCGGTAGTTCCGCCGGGACATGATCCGGATATTCAGGATTGAGCCGGGCGGGAACTTGCGGGTGTCGATCTGGATCAGGGCTCCCGAGCCCTCATCCGTCAGGTCTCTCAGCAACATGCTAGGCTCCCTTGCGGTTTTTGGTGAAAGATCCGTGTTTCCGGGCATCAGCGAGGTTCTCCTCCCGGGTGCCCCAGCGGAGATTATCCGCCCGGTTGTTGAAGCGGTTGCCATCCAGGTGCCGGGACTGGTAACCCCGCGGCCGCGGCCCCTGGAAGGCCAGCAGCACGAGCACGTGCACATGCTGGACTTGGGTCGGATCGCCCATGGGATAGAGGGTCACCTGGTGATACCGGTTGTGCTTGGTCCCTCCGGCCGGCTTCAAGATCTTGCCGTCCCGGCGGATCCGTCCCAGGCTACTCGCTTCGTAGGGCCAGTAGCCCGGGATCAAGAACCACACTTCCTCTTCGTGCTCGACATACACACTCAACTCCGTACTCATCGTCGATCTCCTTATCTCAAACATCCTTGTTAGCGCCGGCTCCGTGCCGACACTGCTACAAATCCGGATTTGTAACCCGGGTTTACTCCTCGTCGCTGCATTGCGAATTGACATCCTGTTTGGGGTACCGCTTGAAGTGCACCTCGGTGCCCATGTCACTAGGGGTGGTCGAGATCCAGCCGTTGCGGGTGCGGCTGAACTGCTTGTACCGATCCTCGCCGACCGGGTCGTAGCAGACGTTCAGATAGAGCCGGTGTTTGAGTCCGCTCATCATGGTGACCTCGGCATCGAGCATGATGTACTTCTGACCGTCGATGGCCCGGAACGAGGGGATCTCCTGACCAGTCAGTACATCCAGCATGATGCCCCTGGCGGGCTGTCCCAGGATGACGGGTCGCTTTTTCTCGTCGACCACTGCCGGGATGTAGCCTTCCTTGAGTTTCTGGGCCAGGAAGGCCGCCGGATCGTAAGGCGGGTGAGTCTGGTTAGCCGGTTTGTTGTCCGGCAACGGGACACCTGTACCGGCCTTGGGTCGGATAGCCGCTACCGGACGGTTGGCGGGGTTACGCGCTGACATGATTTTTCTCCCTATAGCACCGCGGATACTTCAGCAACAACTGCTCCAACGTCAGGTGCCGTGTGGCGTTGGTGAGGGGCCAACCACGACGACGACCCCGGTAAATGAGATGTTGTTCGTAGGCCACGACGTCCACGCCGTCCTGATCGCACCGCAGGATCCGGATCGTGAAGGTCTGAGCTGACTGGCGGGCCAGCTCGCAACGAGCCAGCTTGGTGCCGTTGTCGACCGTGTGGAGCGTCAAGCACCGCAATCCGCTGCCCACGCCGATGTAGAACGGAACCTTGTCTTGATCCTTAAACCAGGCATAGACGTAGCGGCCACGCTGACGTTCGAGATGCGACAGCAACGACAGCAGGTCACCAGTCATCGTCACTGCGGGTCGTCCGGATGGCAGGCTGATGGGCCAATTTGATTTAACACTGTAGCCTTCCGTGCTGTACTCGCGACCTGCGTATGACTTGTCGGAGTGATCGTTATTCGTCAGAAACGGAATACGTTTTTTCATGATCTTCTTCTGAAAAGACTGGTGATCAAATAACTTCTTACGTCGTCGAGGATATGGAGTGTAACCCATTAGGACACGCCTTCCGCCGCCGCGAAGATGGCGGGCCACCGGGGCCGCACGATCGTGGCGTTGCGTTGCTTGAGCTGACGGTTGTTACCCCGGACTTGGTAGATCAGACCTGCCTCCCGCAGCCGGGTGAGAGCCTTGGCGATCGTGGAGCTGTAGAGCTTGGTGCGATCCTGGATGCGATCGGGCGGCAGGGCCACGAACTCCACGCAGCCCCGACCCTTGGGATTCTTCGCCAACCGGGCCTGGGCCTCCTGAACCAGCTCGTCGCGGAGCTCGTCGGACATCAGGAACAACTTCTTCCGGGCATTGTCGGGATCGGCCGCGAGGTTCTGGCGCTCCCGTTCCAGGATCTTGAGGATATTGACCCACTTCTTGGCGTAGGGCATCGCGTCGAGCGGCCGCTTGCCGTTCTTCTGCTTCTCGAAGAAGTAACAGATCTGACTCAAGACCAGGCCCGCCGGGGTGTTATCGGCGGCGAGCATGCAGACCGGGTAAATGACGCCCGACTTGAGGTCGAGCACAGACTTGATAGCCATCGGGAACTCCAGGATCGGGGTGTCGGTGGACGTGGTTCTACTGTTCACATCGGCAACCCGAGCCGTTTGTCTATAGACCTTTTGTAAATAATTTTCTAGAAGCCTATCCGGAATACCAGTCTGCTGCTATGTACATGCGGTCAATAGCTCTATTGATTTGCTTCTCAGGCTTATCAATCGGTACCAAGGCCCTCTAAGGCCAAGTACATTACAGGCCAGAAGGCCAGGTCGGCCGCTGTAGCAGTCTCCTCGCTGGGGGGCTCGTCAACTGCAGCGGCCTCCCTCTGCTGGTTTGTCTGTCAGCCCTCGAGAAAGAAAAAGTTCCGCTAAAAGAAAAGAGACCCCTCATCCCGAGCTTCCCGACTTCCCGACCTCCCGACGTCCTGGTTATGATCGCGACCCAGGAGGTACATCCCCATGGCCAAGAAGATCGGAACCGGGATCATCCCGACCGGGGAACCTTTCCCCGATTGCCACGACCAAGAAGTCCAGATGTGTTGCTGTGCCAGCTGCGGGAGAGCGTGGCTGGTCAAACCCCAAGAGGTCCCGGTCCTCCAGGCCCGAGGTTGCCGGTGCAAGGGTGGACAGGCTCTCCGGGACCCTCTAAAACCTTCCTCCAGCTCCAGGGAGCCTCAGCCTGGGCCTCCGAGCCCTCCGGAGGTCTATCGAGTCGACCAACCAGCTCCGAGCTCGTCTCTGGGCCTCCAGGGAGCTCAGCCCTCCGGGAGCCGGGCCCGCCATTCCCACCCGCCACGTCGGTCGTATGAAGAGTATTTTGGAGTGCTGGAGTAGGCTACAAATCCGGATTTGTAGGCTTCCGGGAACTCGAGCCTCCGGGAGCAGAACCCAGGAGCCCGAGCTTCCGGGCACCCAAAAATCAACACCGCGCTGGGTTTTCGACCCAATTTCCGCTAAAATCCTGGAAAAGGGCCGGGGAGTCTAAACTACGGAGACACGTCATGACCGACCACATCACCAATCCTGCCATCCGGCTCGCCTGCGCCTTCGATCGCCTGGCCAATCAAGTCCGGGAAAACCCGGAACTCTTCCAACAGTTCACCGTGGCCCGAGCCCAGCAGGAGTCCAAGTCGGTGCTGGTGATCGCCGTCGGTCAGGAGCTGCCGCCCCAGTTCCTGGAAGAGATTGCCCAGATCGCCCTGGCTGGCCCGGCCGGCCTGTCCCAGGTGATCAACGTGGACGTGTCCCAGCCCTCCGGCTAGGATGAACCCTGCTACCCGATCCCCATTTTGCGAGACCTGATCCATGGAACTCCAAGGCATTGCCGCTGTCGAAAGCCCCCTCTACGGCCTCTCCGTCGGCGTCACCACGACTGCCACCAAGCTGACCGCCCTGCAAGAGACTGAAGCCGGGGCCGTCTTCTCGACGATCGTCACGACCAAGCCCTGGCGGGGCGTCTGGCTGCAGAACCAGGACGCGGCGATCAACGTGTTCATCAAAGGCCGGGCCACGAACAGCCCGACCGGCCTGCGGCTGGCACCCGGCGAGAAGGAGTTTATCCCGGAACGCGACCTGGAAAACATCTATCTGGTGGCCGCTTCCGGCACTCCGGTTGTTGGCGTCCTCGTGAAGTAGGTTCCCATGGGCGACCGCACCACGTTACAGCTGATTCGCAGGGCGATCCGGGCTGACTGGCCGGTGACCCAGAAGGCCCGCAAGGACGCCACCAAGCAGGTGGAAGCCATCCTCAAGAACCCCAAATCTTCGCAGCGGACCAAGTTCCAGGCCTCCAAGCTCCTCTTGGAGATGGACAACCACGCCATCGACCGGCTCTCGGCCCTCGTGAAGACGGAAAAGGTGGATCTGGATCGGCTGAAGCTGCAGCTGGCCGAGAAACCCACCACGGCCGGCGCCATTACCGTCCAAGTCGTGTACGAGGATCAGGATGAGCCACTATACGATCAAGCTCCCGCGACCGTTTCCCCACCAGCGGGCAGTGATCCAGGATCCCCGCCGGTTTAAGCTGGCGGTCTGCGGCCGGCGGTCGGGCAAGACCAACGCGTTCATCCACGCCCTGCTGTTGGGGAACCCGACCTATCCTGGCGCCATCCAGCAGACCGGGATGTATTGGTGGGCTTCCCCCGACAACATCCAGGGCCGGGTGGCCACCAACTTTATCCGCAAATTCCTGGGCAACTTTGCCACCTACAACGCCCAGACCCACATCTTCCACCTCGTCAACGGCTCCGAAGTCCACATGAAAACGTGTGAAAACGAGAAGGGGCTGCGGGGGGAAGGGCTCAATGGGCTGGTGATCGACGAAGCGGCCTTCATCAAGGAAGAGATCGTCAAACAGGCCCTCATGCCGGCGATCACCGACAAACAGGGCTTCTGTTACCTGGCGTCGACCCCCAACGGCTTTGACAACTGGCTCTCCGAGTTCCTCAAAGACACCCGGCCGCTCCCCAGCTGGGCCCACTTCCACTTCCCGACCTGGGCCAATCCTCGGATCTCCCGGGAAGCGGTCGAGGCCCGCAAGTTCGAGATGGGCACCGCGGCCTGGGAGCAAGAGCACCTCGGGGAGATTGTGGCCAAGTCGGCCGCCCTGTTCAACAAGGAGTGGTTCGACGACATCTTCGTGACCGAACTCCCGCCGAACTACCAGCGCTCCGTGATCGCCGTGGATCTGTCCCTGGGCCGGCCCAAGTCGGATTACCAGGCGATTGCCTTCTGCGGGGCCTTGCAGGGCACCATGTACTGCGAGTTCGGGCTGCACCGGCTCTCGATCCCGACGCTGCTCGACCGGGTGGACGATTTCTACCAGCGGTACCAGCCCGACGCGGTCGTGTTCGAGGAAAACGGCTTCCAGACCCTGGTGGCCCAGGCCTTTGAAGAGCGTTATCAAGGGCTCCAGCAGCCCCGCGTCCTGACGGTCAACAACACCGTGGACAAGACCGTCCGGATTTCCCGGCTGGCTCCGCTCCTGGGGAAAGGCAAGCTGAAGATCCTCCACACCCCGCACGGAGAACTGGCGGTCAACCAGTTCCGCGACTTCCCCGCGGCCAAGCATGACGACGCGCCGGATTGTGCTGAAATCGGGCTCCGCAGCCTATTAGAGCTTGGTAAGACGGGCTAAATCCCGGATACTCAATAGCACAGAACCTTCAGGAGACCAACATGGCAACCAAAACAACGACCGGCACCGGCGGGGACTTTAGCGTTGGCTCTACGTGGGTGGGCGGCGTCGCTCCGTCTGCCGGTGATGACATTGTGGTTGCCGCCGGGGCCACGCTGACGCTGGACACCAACTTCAACGCGGCTTCTGTCACAATGCAGGCCGACAGTGTGTTTAACCAGGCCGTGGTCGGTACCTACTACGTGGACTGTGACGGCCCGTTTACGATTGCGGCCGGCTGTTACGTCGGCAAACTCACAATCAACTCCCTGACGGGCGGCTCGGGCTATGTGGAGATCACCACGGCGGCCGGCGGGTCTGTAAGTCTTATCAACTGCACGATTCTCATCCCCCTGAACCTGAACGCCGGGGCCGCAAATGCAGTCGATTTTGCTGGTTCCACCATCGCCGAGCTAACCGTGGGCACTCCGGCCGGGTCGACGATTACCGGCGGCGAAATCACGCTGCTGAACGACGACAACATGCTGGCTACGGGCACCCTGTATCTCGTCGGCGTAACCATCGGAAATCTGGTGTGTTCCACCGCCCTGCTGACCGTGTTGGCGGATAGCTGCACGTTTGCCGCGGTGACTCTGGAGAAGATGGACTTCACCGCCACGGACTGCGAGATTCAGTCGGCCACCTGCACCGGCAACTCGTCCGTACTGGGCACCTTCGATAACTGCACCTGCGAGCTCTTTAGCCTGGCGGTGAACAGCGAGATCGGGGATAGCACGCTGGACTTCGCGAACTGCACGTTCGATAACTGTGCGTTCCAGGGCTATTCTGCCTCGTCGCGGCTGCTGGTGAACGTCTCCGGCACCGCCACGGTGTTCACGAGTGTCTACGTCAACGGCTACGGCGTGCTGACCGTCAACGACGCGTTGCCGGATACGGCTTGGTTCAGCGTCAGCGTGGCGGGTTTAGGCTCCATCCGGGGCTACGTCCTGGCGTCTGCGATTAGCTGGGGCACGGGAGCCTATATCGGCAGTGCGGATAGCCACATTTACGTGAAATATCCGCTGAACCTGGATGGGCCGGTGCTGGAAGGTGGTAACTGGTACTTGTACGAGTCCCTCTCGTTCACCAGCTCGCCGACCTACACCGCCGCCGTCTACTTCAACCTGATGAAGAAGTCTGCTCAGTTGACGAACAACTACGAAGTCGTCCAGTACGGCGGCTTAGCTGGTCCGCCCAGCCCGGCCTACCGCGGCCTGATCTAAACTTTCACAAATCCGGATTTGTAGCATGGACGTCATCCACGAACGCGAACAGCTCTTGAAGTTTGGCAAGCAGGCCATCGCCGAGAGCCTGAATTTCCTGGGCCAACTGCAGCTGGATCTGCTCGGCCCCGACCAGCGGGGCGTCCTCTGGCAGCAGACGGCTGGCGGCAACGGGCCCTATCCGCCGGTGGCCAACTACCTGAACGTCATCCTGCAGACCAGCTATTTCAACAAGGTACAGAGGTGGCTCGCGAGGTTTCTGGCGAAAACGAGCCCCTACTCGATCTCGGCCATCGAGGGGCTCACCGACCTGGTAATTGGCCCCGGTTACCGGATCGTGGCCGAGGCCGACAGCACCCAGCGCCGGGTGGACGCCTGGGTCGAAGAGAACAACTGGACGCATCGTGTGCACGAGGCCTACCAGCGGTACCTGATCGATGGCGAAGTGTTCTTCCGGGTGTTCGGGACGAAGGTGCGGTTCGTGGATCCCGATCTGGTCTACGCCGACACGGATGGTGCCACCCAAGGCATCGTCACCGATCCCAACGACTATGAAACCGTGACCGCCTACTGCGTCCACAAAGCCGCGTCGTGGAACAACGTCGCCGGGCAGCCGGACCTGGTGCCGGCCAATGAGATGCAGCACCGCAAACAGGCCTTCAGCTACGAGCCCCGGGGCTTCTCCACCCTGCTCTCGGTCTACCACGTGATCTTGAAGGCCACCCAGCTCCTCGACAACTTGGCCACGACCCTGGACGCCCAGGCCCGGATCGCCGTGATCCGCAGCCACGACGCCTCGAAGGACGCCGTCAAGGAGTTCCGCGGGAGCCTGGACAACCTGGGCCAGCAGCCCTGCAACCCGACTGGCACCGGGGCCACGGAAACGGTCGAGAAGTACGATGCCGGGTCGATCGTGGACGTGGGCAAGACCACCACGGTCACGTTCCCCAGCGAGGGTCTGCAGGCGGACAAGTACGTGGACGTCCTGCGGGCCATGCTCCGCCAGGTGGCCTGTCGTTGTGGGCTCCCGGAAGCCTTGCTGACCGCTGACATGGACTCGATCGCCGCCTACGCCGGGCAAGTTGTGCCCAACTCCCACCTGATGCGGAGCACCAAACGCAAGCAGCAGCAGTGGTCTGACCAGGACTTGCAGCTGATCCGGTTGTGTGGGATCCCGACCAAGGACGTCCACATCCAGTTCACCTCGCCGGTGATCGTCGACAAGACCCAGGAAGCCGCGATCGTGGGGATGTTGATGGCCCAGAAGGCCCTGTCCAAGGCAACCGCGGCCGCCACCTTCGACTTCGATTACGACTCGGAAAAGGAGCTGATCAAGCAGGAGCAGGCGGACGCCCCGCCGGCCCCGCAGTTGGCTCCCACGCCGCCGGACTCCGCAGATCGTATTGACGATTAGAGTTCCACCCCTGAAGATAAACCTGGTGAAGGAACCCAACCATGAAACAAATCAAGGATGTCGTGACCGATGTGTTCGCCGAGTCCGGGACGTTTGATCCGGCCGGTACCGAACTCGTCTTCCCGGTCAAGATCTGCGGGCTGATCTCCCGGAATGGGCGGCAGTATCCCGAGCCGGTCTTGGCGGAAGCGGTCAAAGCCGGCCTGTACGAGGGGGCTCCCCTCTGTCTCGACTCGCTCGAGCACAAGCAGAACACCCGGGACGCCGGCATCCACCTGTACGAACGCCGGGTGGGCGTGGTGGAAAACACCGTGTTCCGCCCCGGCAAGGGGGTCTTCGGGAACGCGGTGCTCAATCCGAAGCATGTCTACGCCGAGTCGATTGCCTGGGACATGAAGCGCCAGACCAAAAACCTGGGGCTGTCCCAAGTGATCGTCGGCGAAGCGGCTCCGGATGGCACGATCACCAAGATCGAACGCGTCCGCAGCGTGGACGTCACCCTGTATCCGGCCACGACCAGCACCTTCTCGGAATCCGAGGAAGAAGTGGTCGAGGATGCCGAACGGGCCACGGAACAAGCGGCCCGGGACGCTGCCAAGCTCGACGAGCTGGTGGCCAGCATCCTGGAGCACGAGCGGTTCAAGGCGTACATGACGTCCCTGACCGCGAGCCTGGCTCCGGTCAAGGCCGAAGCCCTGACCGCGACGGTCAAAGGCCTCATCCGGGAAACCCTGGACGAGGTTAAACCCCCAGTCATCCCGGTGGCTCACCGGCCCGGTGTCCCGGAACTCCCGGAAGCGACCCCGGCTTGGCAACCCCCGAGCAATTCCCCGATCAAGTTCCAGCGGCGGTAGCCGTCAACCTGTACGAATCCCATCCCTAGTTTGAGGTTTTACCATGGGCGTCCAAAAATCCGCCGTAGCCGATCCGAAGTTCAGCGTCCTGTCTGCCGCGACGCTGTTCGATGATTTCTTCAACTACAGCACCGGCGGGCTGTTCACCAGCTTGGCCACCGGCGCCGGTTCCACGGCAGCCGATGACACGGGTGGTGTCGACGACCTGCTCTGCACGACCGCGAACTCCGCGGACGACATCCAGGGCGTGGCCACGACCAAGGCCAACTTCCTCCCGGTCGCTGACCAGGGGATTTGGGGCGTGGGTGTGGTCAAGTTCAGCTCGGTCGCGACGCGTTCCGCCGCGATCTACTTCGGCTTCTTCTCGGCCACGCCGCAAGGCGGCCAAGCGGGTGCCGTGCCGGCCGTCAGCTACTCCGGGGCGATCATCTACGCCTTGGAAGGCGACACCAACTGGCGGACCCAGAGCTCCAACGGCTCGACCAAGAGCGACCATACCAGCACACTGGCGGTGGTCGAGGGCCGTTACAACGAGCTCCGCATCGACATCGTGAACTGGGACGGCCTCAACGCCCAGGTCACCTACAACGTCAACGGGCAGACGCTGATGGACAGCAACTATCCGAACCAGCCGATCGTCGATAAGGTGGCCTACGCCTCCTTGGTCAAGATGAAGCTGGGGGCGTTCGTGCAACGCAGCCACGGCACTTCCGGTGCCCAGGCCGCCAGCATCGACTGCCTGACCGCCAGCAAGGCCCGGCTCAGCCTGGCCTATTCCAACTAACCAACCCCGGTGTAAGCACTCCATCGTCTCAGTCTGAGGTAAAAACCATGAAGGTCATCATTTCCGAATCCGAGTTGGCCCAACGTGTTCGCACGGAAGGCGTCGAAAAGACGGTGCGGGTGCTCTCGGAAGCATTGAACAAGGGCGAACTGGCTCCGGCCGATTTCTCGCTCAAAGCCCTGGCGGCCAACCTGGTTATCGGGTCGGACGGTAAACCTGTTGGCCCGGGCTGGGTGAACAGCTTGAACGTCATCTCCGAAGCCGCGGCCCAGGCCGTTAATTCTGACGCCTTCGCTTCGATTTCTGGACAGATATTTTTCAATGCCGTGCTCGAAGGCTATCGTCAGGCCGAACCGACGATCGCCCCGGAGTTCGGCGTGGTCAACAGCACCAACCTCCGTGGTGAACGGTTCGCCGGCATCTCGGACGTTGCTCTGCCGTTGCCGGTCATTCCTGAGAACCAGGAATATCCCCCGCTCCAACCGTCGGCCAACTACATCCAGTCCCCGGCGCAACTGAAGCGCGGGCTCCGGATTGAAGTTAGCCGCGAAGCCATGATGATGGATCGGACGGGCGAGTTGCTCGACCGTTGCATCCAAGTGGGCAAAGCGGTGGCCATTGACCGTGAATTGGAAGCTACCGCCTGCGTCGCTGACGTGGTCGGGCTGGCGTCGAGCACGACGGCGGGCACTGGAACGGCTCGCACCCGCTACAACTGGCTGGGCACGTCGTACGCGACGTACCAGGCCGCGTCCCCTTGGATCAACTTGAAAGGCAGCAATGCCCTCAAGACCGCCCTCAACGTCAACGGGGCGAATATCCTGTTGGCCAGCATGCTCGATCCGTTCACCAACATGCCGATCAGCATCCCCGAAGGGGAACTCGTGCTGCTCGTCACGCCGGAGAACGAGTACGTGGCCCGGCAGATTGCCTCGGCCATGCAGCTCCGCACCGGCCCTGCCGGTTTGACGGATACCAACCCGATGATGGTGGCGCCGGGCACTCCGCCGGTGCCGTTCCGCGTGGTCGTGAGCAAGTATCTCGCTCGCTTCCTGACCATCAACAGCTTGCCGACGTCGACGTGGTTCCTCGGATCCTTGAAGCAAGCCTTCAAGTGGATCCGGGCGTTGGACATCACCGTGAGCGAGGCGTTGCCCGGATCACACCACTTATGGGCGCATGACACGGTTCAAGCGTACAAGGCCGGGCGCCTGGAAACTGCTTTCGTGTGGGAACCGCGCGCAATCGTGAAGAACACGGTCTCTGCCTAAGCGACCTGAGTTTAGCATAGCAATAACAAGACCCAGGTCAGTTCGAGCTGCCCTGGGTCTTTTCACATCACCCTGAGCGAGAGAGTGACATGACTAGTAAAAAGTGTACCAAGTGCGGGGAAGAGAAGCCAGTAAACCAGTTTCATGCCCGATCAGAATCCAAGGATGGGCTGAGGGGACAGTGT